TTTCCATCTTCATTATCAACTCTAATTCCTGTAGAGGTATATTCGGTATAATAAGCATTCGGTTCAGCAAACTCATTAATAGCCACAATCCACCATTTACCTTTAGCTTGGAATACTCTACATCCAAAAGACTTAGCAATATTAGAAATAACTTCTAAACAATCGGTATAGTTATACTCATCTTTTAAGAAGTTTCTATAGTTCATCCATGTTTGTGCAAACGGATCTCTCCATGTAGCATCACCCCTATCATACATGCCAAGTGCATAATAAGAGCACATAGTAATTAGGTTTCTATTTTGTTTAAATTCAACTCTATTTAAACACAAAAGAAGTATCGTTAAAAGAGAGTTAGAGTCGTTTACTCCATAGTTACCAATGTGAGGTACAAATGGTATATCTTTTAACATTCCTAAGCCATCAGTAGCATTAAATGTTGCTATTTTTCTACCTGTAGAATAAGAAATCTGTACATTATCATTAATTAAAAATCCAACCCAATTTATGACATCATTTATATACATTTCTATATATAAATATCTGTCATCAATATTAGTAAAATCTATAATGTTTGATACTGTGTCAGTAAAGTCTATTGTAACATCTAATTGAGAGGCTAATATAGGCTCATATGGATCATCTGAAGCTGGTATGTACTGCAAGCTTACATCGACTCCTTGTAGCGTAATTATGTCTCCTACATACCCTTCTTGCCACATTTTAAGCTCAACTAACTTGTCTGCTTTAGTAGCGTATATTACTGAATATTTTTGTCCGTATGCCATTATCCTCTTCTAAGGGTTAAAGATTTTTCACTTCTGTTTAAAGCCAATACAAGGTCTTGTCCTCTAAGCACAAACTGACCACTTCCTTGTCCACCAATCATATCCTTTAATTTATCTAAAGGAGCAACTACTTCAGGGTTTGATTTAGCACCTGGATATTCACCCATTAAACCATATGTAGGACCAGATATGATACCACCATTTGCAAACTTCTGAACTCCATCACCTGATGGTGCAGGTTGTGACATTGAGCCAACTTTTGCCTTTAAAAATGCACCTGCTGCTACTAAGGCAACACCTGCTGCAATAGCTGCATAAGGATTACTAAACGCCTTTTTAAACGCATCCATAGCAACACCATAAGCAATCAATGCCTTACCGATTGCAGATAAACCATTAGCTAATATATCTAAAAGTGCTCCAAACGGATCAAACTTTCCACCTGCTAATGCGTTACCTAAATTTTCTCCAATAGTAGCCAAAGCATCGCCAAGCATACCTGACACAATACCGCTAATCTGTCTTGCGGTTGCATCAAAATCATCACCTAAAGCCTCTAGCTTATATCCTAATTTCTCTAACTCAGCAGCATAAACAGCAATAGCAGAAGAGTCAAATGCAGTAGCTTGTAATACTGCAATCTCTGCCATAGCAGCTTTTACATCTTTCTTTTGCTGTCTGAGATTCCCTTTATGTAATTTTAATTCTGTATTTAGTCTAGCTTCTACATTACTAACTCTTGAACTAGCAAATGCTTCAGCATCTTTAGCATCTTGTTCCTTAATCTTTCTAGTTAGCTCATATATCTGCTTATATAAGTCAGATGTTTTATCGTACCATTTAACAGTAGAAATTAAATTATTAGATAACATATCATCGTATGTTATCTGTTGCTGTTTTAATATTTCTCTTTGTGCTCTATTATCTCCTTCAGCAAAATTAATCTTAGCTGCATAGTAATCATCTACAGCCTTTGTTAAATCAAAATATTCAACTTTTTGTTTCTCTGCTTTTTGTTTAGATGATTTTTCTTGCTTATAATCTAATAAAATTGTTTGTTGCATTCTAAAGTTAATAGAGTTTTGCAACTGAGCAATCTTATTTTGTATTATTTCGTTTTGAGTACCTAAGTCTTTATTAGCCTTTTCTAATTCTTTTATTTTTCCTAACTGAATATCATATGGAGACTTTGTTCTTGTAACTGTTCCAAACTGATTCATATGTTTTTCCTCAGTTTTACTAAGAATACCTAAAGCGTTATTCATGTTTAGAATGGCTGTCTCATTCTTTTCAATACTCTTAGTATTCTCATATCTCTGAGTAGCTAATTTTTCAACTTCAGCAGTCATTGCATTTGCTTCTGCTCTTGCAATAATTGCACTTGTCAAAGAATTAGTTGCACTTGTAAGTTGATTTATAGATGTTTTTTCAACTGACATATTATTAAAATATGCAGGATATTCATCTTGTAACTTTTTTAATGCTATTCTTCTCTTATCTATAGATAAGCCATGATTTTCTACTACAGATACTAATGCTTTTACTTGTGATATTTCACCAAAAGCACTACTCATTGCAGTCTTTAATGATTCATTATATGAATCTTGAGATTTTTTAGCTTCGTCAGTCTTTTTCTTAACACCAAATAAACCCATATCCCACGCTGTAATAGCAGCGATAACAGCAGATATACCTAAGTAAATAGGACCAGTTGCAGAAGCGAAACTTCCTACTAATGCAGGTAAGTTGTTCTGAATACCTCTAAATCCAAAAGGTAAGTCTTGTATAACTAATGCTAGGTTTGTCCAACCCATGTTAGATTTCTTAACAGATGCTCCAGCAGATGTTATTGTACTTGATACTTTTAATGCTTCTTGATTTAACTGCTTAAAACTATTAGAAGTATAATCAATTCCAGATGCACCTAATTGTACAAAAGACTTTTGTAGTGCATTGTTTGCAGCTACAACTTGAGCAGACTCTTTACCATATAATTGTGCAGCAGCTTCAGCTTTATTAAAAGAAGCTGTAATAGACTTTGCTATCTTAGCAAATTCTGCATCTGTACCTTTAAATTGTGCTCTAATTTGAGCTAGGGCTTCATTAATCGCAGAGAAGTCTAAGCCGAGTTTAAAGTCTATTTGATTATTGTCCATTTCTACCTATAGGTTTAATGTTTTCGTATTTTTTAAGAACTTCATTAAGTTCATTCTGATCCATCACTCTTTGTTTCACAAAGTTACGATTATCGCAGTCAAGTTCAAGTAGCTCAGTTGGCTTAACCTTTTTACCTTTTGGCAATTGGATATTAATCAATAAAGTAGTTTGCCACCTTGCTCTTAACCACTCTTGTTCTTCTCTATGTCTATAACCATACCACACAAAATCTAACTCAGCCATCGTCATATCCCAAAACAAATGGGGAAGCACTTGGCACTCCCCCATTGTATATCTTTCAATATCAATCCACTCTAATTTTTTTTTACACCACCAGCTTTTTGCTTCTTGGTTGTAGTATCTTCAATACCACTTGTCATGCTTTCACTTAAAGCAGCTATGATTTCTTGGAACTTAGGACTACCCATACCTCCAATGTCATCAATCCAGTCGCAAATTTCTATGTCTGTAAAAGAAGGCGTTATCCCTTCTTTATACAATGGATATTCAGCAGCAGATTTTAATAGGTTAACTATCGCATCTATTGTTGCATTACCACTTAAAGCTTCTCCAATTTCAGAAGGTCCGATACCCTGTAACTGACAAAATCTTTTTAAAGACCATGTGCAGAAACGCATTGATACGCTTTTACCATCCGAAAGTTTTAATTCGTAGTGCCCTCTCATATATGTTGTTGTTTTTGGTTATTAGGAGTTAGTAGCTTGAGTCAAAGCTCCTGTTCCTGTGAAAGATACTGAATAAGTTACTGGAGATTCCATATCAGCAGTAATATCCATACTTTCAATGAAAGCAGAACCAGACCAAATCAAGTCACCTGTTACTGGAGTTGTACCACTTACTGTAGTAAACTTAACAGTTACTGGAGTTCTTGTTGCGATAGCAGTCATTAACTCACCTGTAGTGTAGTAAGAAGCTGTAGCAGCAGGATCAACTGTAGCTAAACCATCTGTAGTTAAAGACCAAGATTTAACACCACCAATATGGTTAGTCCATCCTTCACTTTGCTTATCTGTGCTATCTGGTAAGTCTACAGAAAAACTTAAAGAACAAGATGTAGCGTGTGCTACTACTTCTGATCCAATTAATACAACCAATGAGGTTCCGTTAAATACACCTGTTGTTGCCATTTTATTTTATTTTACTTTTTTTATAATATTTGATTCACAAAATGTTCCATTGTTATTACTCTTCTGAATACATAGGCTTCATCAATATAGTCGAATGTCGCTACATTAGAACCTACTCTTCGAGTAACTATTTTAAAGTCTGGAGCAGCACTTGGATAATCTTCAGGGTAAACACCTATAATTTCCAATAATTCGTTAGACCATTCGTCTACTGACTTTTGACCTACTTCACCTGCTTTAGAACTTTTGTAGACAATATCAAACTGAATGGTAACATTTTGGCTATAGCTTTGTTTGTCACTATTTTCAGCAGATGTTTGGCTACTAATAATTAAGAATGGTGGATTAATCTCATCTGGGGCTATTGTATCATAAACTCCCAACGAATACGATTCGCTAGTTAATTTATCAAAATAAGCCTTCCTTATAGCTAATCCGCAGTCTTTCATTTACACAAATTTAGCGAAATATATTTATATGATTAAACTTGCTACTTGAACTTTTTAAGCTTTCTGAATAAGCTATTTCTTCCGTTATTTATGGTATTAAAGAAGAATGGTCTTGCAGGCATATTATTGTTTCTTTGACCTGAACCCTTATATGTACTAGCCAAAGAATCTAGTCTATTTCTAAAATTGGCAGCTACCTTATATGGGAAACCATAACCTGATCCAGTACCAAATTCTACATAAGGAGCATAATTAATGCCTCTACCAAGTATTAAAGTTGCATATCTTCCGTCAAATGGCTCTGAACTAATACTTCCGCTTAATTTACCTGTTCTTTTATATGTAGAGTTTACATTTATTCTAGGAAGTTTAGATGGGCTAGATTTCTTTTTAGCATCCGCTTCCATAATCTTTACAGACTCGTTAAGCTCTTTTATTGCAAACTTCTTAAACTCATCAGCAGCATCAGCAAACTTAACCTGAAGCTTAAATAGGTTTTTTGTTTCTATGGTAAATTTAGCCATTTTTCAATGTTGAGCAACCTATAATATAATATTGATTTCTGTCTCCTTCGTTTACAACAGAATTTATTAAGTATAAATTATCTTTATAGCTGATAATCAACTTGTTAGAGAATGTTTTAGATGTAGTATATCGTATTCTAAAATTAATATCGTTTCTTAATGTGTCCTTGCTAAGTATATTACTTTTATTATCAACATCTGTAATAATCTGAGCCCAACAAGTATAATAGTCAGCAAGAGTATTTACATATCCTCCTGCTCCATCAGATGTGCCAGTTTTGCTTTTAAATGTGATTCTTGTCCTTAGTTTGCCTATCATTATAATATGTAGTTAATACGCTTATATGGCTTCATAAGCTCATAAGCTGTTGTTATATTAGCATTTGGTTGACTATCTTCAACACTTGATTCTCTGTACTCGTAAAGGTCTCCTACATACTTTAAAAGTGCTGTTTTCATTTGCTGAGGCGTAGTTGTATACCCACAAGTATAAGTGAATCTATACTCCATTCCATTATTAGCAACCATATATACTTTCTTGGTAGTGTCACCTAAAACATTATAATCTCCAACAGGCATTACTACCCAGTTTTGATTATCCCAATATTCTACGACACTTATCGTTCCTGTTGGCACATATGGCAATTCAATAAATAAATCAACATAAGCTACAACTCTCAATGTTCTTGTAGTCATAGCAACACCTGCATATTGCTCAAGTCTTGTTTGTGCAGTAGCTATCAAAGCTTCGATTAGATCGTCATCTTCGTCATAATCAACTCTAAGGTAATTCTTAGCTTCTACTAAAGTAACAACTTCTGCTGTAGGGGCTACTGTTGTTGTAATATCTCTTACAATTTGCATCCTATATGTTTTTTACAAAAATAGTCAAAATTTAACGCATTAAAAAAGGGGTAGTTTTTGGCTACCCCTTATATTTTAGATTAGTCTAAGACTAAGCTACATTACCGAAATCTCCGTACACGAATGCACCAGAATAGTAGATTGGGAATGCGATACGAGCTTCAACACGAACAGTAATCATGTTCTCAGTGAAGTTGTTACCATCAAACTCAGAGAAACGAACAGAAATTCCATCTCTTTGCATGATTTGAGCACCCATAGACCAGTCACCCACTAAGAACTTATCAGCAGCGATAGCTGTAGAAGTGTAAACTGGGATACCAGCGATAGATAATTGACCGTTAGTAGAAACTACTGTAGAACCTGGTAAAGAGTAAGCAGCATTTGTAGGCTTAGTGTTTACGATGTTAGCCCAATCAGTTGGGTTAATCAAGATACCAGTTGCAGTGTAGTTAGAAGCTTCGATTTGTGCGATAGATTGAACTAATTGCTCAACATCTACAGTTGCAGCACCAGCGAAAGCAGAAGCAACACCAGTAATACCTTGTAAGTTAGGAGCAGTACCGTTACCACTTAATAATTGAGCATCTTCTGCAACTAAATACTTTTCTAACAATCTTTGTTGTAAGAAAGAAGTCATTGCAGGAACATCATCTAACATTTGACGAGAGATTCTAACATAACCAGCGATAACTTGTGCAGGAGCATTAGTCATAGTGATATCAAAATCAACTTGAGCTTTTGCACTACCTTGTACTTGAGCTGCAGGAGCACCTTCACCACCTGTTTCAAGAGGGAAAGTAAATAAACCTTGAGAGATTGTACCTACTGGTAACAAACTTCTTACATGCACCTTACGAGAAGGCAAACCATAAACTTGGTTAGCATATTGACGAGGAATATCACCAGTTAAGCTAGCAGCTTCTGTCATATTACCTACAGTCTTTGTATCCATTACAAATGCGTGGTTCTTAATTTCACCAGCACCTAATTTGCCTAATACATCGGCATTCTTTTCAATTGCTTCAGCTAAAGCACCATTGAAACCTTTTACTTCGTTTTGATTCATTTTAATACGATTTGATTTTGCCTCTAATTTGTCTGCAGCATCTTTAACTACAGCAACTTGAGATTTTAATTCTTCTAATTCAGATTTAACTGCATCTACAGCAGTTGCGTTTTCAGCTTTCACAGCATCAAATTCACCTTTAATTTCGGTTTTGATACCTTCGAAAGCACTTTTAATTTCTTCTACCATTAGTTGAAAATTTTAAATGTTTGTAAATATTTGTTTACCTCGATTTCAATAGAAATAGTCGGATCATCTTCTTCTTCCAATGCATCTTCTGCTTGATCTTCTGGATTATCTAGTTCACCAGGAAAATCTGTCTGCGGTTGGTCTTCTGAAGGGATTGACTCTTCGTCTTCCATCTCTGCGAGATATTGTTGCAATTGTTTCAACTTCAACTCCAATAGTCCGAAAGTTTCATCAGTATAAAAGCCATTTCTTAAAGACTTGATAGTTTTAGCTATCTCATCAATAACTGTAGCTTTGATTTCTGATTTAACACTTACTGTTGGTGTATTAGCATTAGCTCCCCATAAAACTGAAGAACCTTCAAACAATTGAATTTCTGTGATTTCATTAGCTGCAGCTTTAGCTTGAGACTTAATAGTCTTAAACCCAATGCTATGCTCAGTAATGTGACCATCCTTGTACAACTCATAAGTATCTCTACCTAAAGTTGTATTTGGCATTTTAACTCTTGCTAATAAACCAAAAGAATCTTCTTTTAATTCAAATGGCTTAGAAACAGGTTTGTCAGTAGAGTGGTTAAACAAGTGCCATATTCTATTTTTAGCACTTGGTCCGTTCTCTTTAATTGATTTAGTGAAAGCACCTGGCATAATAATATCGCCATCGCTATCAACATTTCCGAAAGCAGAATAGTAAACTGTAATAGTTCTTGAGTCATCCGCCATATCAATCGGAGCTCCACTTACTGCCTTTTTGTTATAAAAATTACTCATATTTATTTTTTTACGCAATATACACAGTACAACATCTACAGTTACAATTATTTATTGCTCCTCCTGATGCATCGTGTGCGTATTGCATTTGTATCACCCCTAAATTTGGTGTGTTCACCATAAATGGCTGATTCACCAATATTCTCGTTCCTTTAGTGTCAGGGTTAGTTTGTCTATCCAAATCTAAATGCCACATTCTAGGAGAACCCATATACTCTGAGTGCACCCACTGCTTTAGCAATGGCACTACTGAATATTGAGTTGCACCAAATGCACCTGTGCTTAAAGCCTGATGCGATTCAGTACGAGCAATCAATAGACTTCTTGAAGTATTAATCTTACCATCTCTAAGTGACTTTATAGCCAACTCATTGATTTGTCTTTCAGTAAGATTATTCTCTTGTCCGTATCGTATAGCGTTATTAATCAACCTGGCAATCTCTGTTTCAGTTGTATTCTCTATACCATACATCTTAGTTCCACTAATAGCTGTCCAATAAGACAACATAAACGCCAACCATTCGTCAGCGATATTTAGAGGATCAAAGTCTATAGACTCTTCTTTTTTAAACTTGTCAAATATCTTTTGATAACGCATTGCGGTATAACCGCCTACATTCTCATACAAATTTCGTAAAATATTATTAATCGATTGTGAGTCGAATAATGATTGTCTATTATTTACCGTTTGCTGTGCCCCCATTTGAGCAACTAAGTCAGCAGCCTTATCAAAATCCTTCTGCAATACTGCCTTTATTTGTGGCTGGTATTCTCTGATTGATTTTCTTGCAATCTTTTGTTGCAAAGCAAATTGCTGTGAAGGATAAAGTATTTTAGCCATTACTTCTTAGCATCAATCTTTTCTATCATTTTACCTGCTGCAGCAAATACTGAAGTCAATCCGTTTTGAGCTGCTCTTTGTCTGATGGCTCTTAAACCTTGTCTATCTACAGTCTTGAAGTCAGAAGTATAGATATAACCATAGTGACCTTTAGTTTCAGCATCTTCTGCTGTATCAACCCCTAAAAACCACTTAGCAAATTCGCCCCATCCATTCTCCTCGATATAAGCATTCTCCATTTCTACAGATGGTCTTTCCCAAGAATCTGGTTCTTTAACATCACCATTTGCAATCAGAGAATTAGCGTGAGCAATTCCTTTAGGATTTGTTTTGTTGATAGCCTTTTGACTTTGTAAGTCTTCTAAAGCTTTAATTAAGTTGTCAAATGATTTTAATTCCATATTATTTATTTTGAAGGATCGTAAGCCCAATTTTTTAATGATATATCTCTTTTAGAAGGACAACCTTCTGCTGCTGGTTCGCCTTGCTCTGCACCTTTCATTCTACTCACAAAGCTAATAGTTCTATTAGCATCTTCTATATCGTTAGCAGTCCACTCTTCTTTTTTCTTAGAAAGCAATCTTAGGTTTCTAGTGATAGGACTTCTATCTAAAGATGCCTTCTTTGAGCATTCCGTATTTGACCAAGCTTCCAACTCAGAGTAACTCATATTAGTTACTTCCTTGTATTTAGCGTAAACTTCATCAATCTTTTCACTCTTGCTCAAAAAAAAACCTTCGCTTTTAACAGGAGGGATATTGTAATCACCTTGCTGTTGAGCATTGCGTGGATCTTGCAACATAGTTAACTCGTCTATAGGCAAGTAACCTGCAGGGATAAATATCTCGTTCATTGTAGGACTTTCAATAGTCTCATAACGCATAGCCACACGCTTCTCGTTAGGGGTAATCCACCAAGACTGAGATAAGATACCACTCAACTCCTTCATGTCTTCTTGTAACTCTGGGAATACTGTTAAATCGAAATCGATATAAGTATCTCTTCCCATTTCGTTACCAAAAAATCTATTCATCGCATCACGAATAGCCACTAACTCAGGAAGTACAACTTGCGTTAACATTTCCTTCTTAGCTTCCTTCATGTTGTTATAGGTCTTGTTATCAGGATCGTTAAACAACGCTGAATTTACTCCGTACACATTACAAAGTTCTCTAAGAGTGATTTTCTCAGATTCTAACAATTGTAAATCTACAGGAGACAATCCCATGTTCAACCAACCTAATTCTGCACCTGCTATTAATATTCTACCAGCGTTCTGAACGATACCGCCTTGAGTCTTAGTTCCGTACTGATTGTAGAAATCCTCTTTTAACTTGCCTGCTGCCTCTGGTCCAAAATCATTGTTGCCTTCTTTAGCATACAAGATACCTTTAGGACCTTGATTCTGCAACATACCAACAGATGTATCTTTTGCATCATTAGAACGCTGTACTGTTCTGTAAGCTGCTTGTAAAGGCGATAATCCGTATAGCTGTTGTCCGTTAGTGTCAAAGTAAGGGTTGAAGTACTTAAGATGTATCACATCCTTCGCTGGTAAAGTATCCCATCCTACTAAAGTGAATGTGTACCCTTCAACCCCATTAATGGTACCATCAGAAATGATACCCATATATTGGGATGGGAGACATACTAATTCTTGTACCTTACCATTGGACAATCTATTCGCCCAAACATAAGTGTTACCAGTAATTAGTTTATAGCCAATCATATTCTCGATTAACTCAGAGAAAGATTGGTATTCATTAGGTTGTTGTAACAAATCATTTAATGGAGAATCAGCTACCTCTTCTATTGCCTTAACTCTAACAAGTTCTGCTTTTGCTAAGTCAGCAGTAGAGGAAGCGTTAGCAATCATAGATTTATACTGATTAAACGCTTTTTTGTTTTTAACGCTGTAAACATAGAAAGGAACAGTTGATACTGTCTTAGCTATTCTTTTAACGATAGCATATACCTCGCTGTTATTACAATAATCATTAACAAACTTCTTATCGTTAATATCAGGATAAAGTATTCTACCCT